TCTGAATCCATATCGTTCTAATAATCTGATTTGTTTTGGTGTTGTTAAACCTTCCGATTGTCGTTTTGATAATCGGTCAAGAATCTTCTGAGCCTTCCCAGCATTGCCAATCTCATCGGGCATGATTCCGAGTCTTTCTAATGTTTGGAGCTGCTTATCTGAAGGAGGACTCATCTCCCATCCAAATGATGGAACATAGCTCGTGAGGTCTTCGGCATGAATACTCATTTCGAACTGTAACGGATCCACAAGCTTGCGTTTTCTCTTTCGCATTTCAGCGAGCTGTTTCGCAAGTGCCTCCTCACGTTGTGCGGTCACATCTTCTTTTGCAACTTCTTCTAATTCGAGAAGCTCAAATTCTGCTCCTGTGTTCTCTTCAGTACGTTCAACCATCGCTTTTGCAACTTCCTCGTTCTCCGCAATGAGATGAGCTGGACGACACAATTCATGCTTTTCTGTATGCCATAAGAAGTCGAGGAGCAAGAGATGTGTCTTTCCTGGGAACAATCGAGTTCCACGCCCTACCATTTGAGAATAAAGCGAGCGAACCTTTGTCGGTCTTAACACGACCACGCAATCCACAGATGGACAATCCCACCCTTCAGTAAGAAGCATTGAATTGCATAGTACGTTGTATTTATCATTTTCAAAATCTTCTAAGATTTCAGCTCTGTCTTTAGATTCTCCATTTACTTCCGCAGCTTTGAATCCCTTCGAGTTCAAGATGTCTCTGAACTTCTTGGATGTATTTACTAACGGAAGAAATACGACCGTCTTCTTGTCTTTACAATGTTGTAACATTTCATCGGCAATTTGTTCCAAGTATGGATCCAACGCATTCCCAACATCACTCGCTTTGAAGTCACCTTGTGACATCGATACGCTTGAAAGGTCGAGATTCAACGGAATCGTGAGTGCTTTGATTGGGCTCAAATAGCCTTCTTTGATGGCTTTAGGCAGAGTGTATTCGTAGGCTAGCGAGTCGAAGTATGTCCCTAGATTACGCATATCTCCTCTGTCTGGAGTAGCTGTCACACCGAGCACATTCGCACTATCGAAGTGTGAGAGCACACGTTGATAGCCATCTGAGATGCAATGATGAGCTTCATCCACCACAATTGTATTGAAGTGATCTTTCTCGAAGTTTGCGAGTCGCTTTGGTTGCTGCAAGGTTTGAACGGACCCTACAACCACACGATTCCATGAACCAAGACTTGTGGAACTTGCTTTCTCGAGCGATGTTTGAAGTCCTGTCGCTTGGAGAAGCTTGTCACTCGCTTGGTCTAGCAGCTCAGAACGGTGAGCGAGGACGAGAACTCTCTCGCCCATTCTCACTCTGTCCTCAATTACTTTTGAAAATACAATCGTCTTTCCGCATCCTGTTGGAAGAACGAGAAGAGTCTTTTTTCGACCTTCTGCCCATTCTTTTTGAATGGACTCACGAGCCTCTTCTTGATACTTTCGTAATTCCATTCAATGTCCCTCCTTTAGAACGCTCCACCTGTCCATTGTTGAGTTGGTTGTTGTGCTTGTTGAGTTGGTTGGAATTGTTGTACTGGTTGTTGAGTACGATTCAACACATGATCTGGATTAACATCTTCTGGATAATACATTGATTTAATTTCGTTGTATTGGTTCCCGTTGTAAGTTCTAATACCTACTTTGCACACTCCACGAGCTCCCGTGATTGTGTTCCAATTCATTTGAAGTGGACTACCTTTTTTCTTTTGTCCGATTGCTCCGAAGAACGCTGATAACATACCTTCAGTTGAGCTGTGTAAGAATAGATTGTGTTTCATTGTTACTTTCCCTTGAGGAGCTACCACTTCAACCGATACGATTGCTTTGTTGCACGCTGGAAGCTTTCCGTTTCCACTTGGAGTGTGTCGTGCTCGTTCAAATCCTGTTACTGTAAACTCGTATAGTCCTTCTGGTAGAAGTACGAATTCTTGGTCTTGTTGGATAACATCATCCCATCCAAATTCACGTTCAAAGTTGTTGTTGTATTCTGTCATAATTGTTTACCTCTTTCTTATTTAAATAAATTTCTATTTTGAGTGATTACTTGCATTGATTCGTCCCAATGAGCAACGATGAAGTCCCAATAATCTGATGGGAAGTTTTCAATCGGCGTATCTTTTGGGAAGTGTTTGCGACTAAATGCCATCGCTTGTAGTTCTTCAGTAGTTACTGAATTTTGAAGCATTAAATCTTTAAGACTGTTTGGAATAGAGTCTGGTATATTGATTGGTTCTTTAATAGGGAACGGATCTCCTTGAGTTTCTGCTCCACTCGTTCCTGTTGGGATAACTTCATCAACTGAGGGAACTTGCTCGTCAACTTGTGGTTCGCTTACTACTTTTCCAACGCCCACGTTTTGAGGAGCTACCGTCTCAACAGTCTTAGGTTTACTTGATTCAAAAATATGAGCAATAGCAGCATATTCCATTGGCAGCTCATCTGGGAGTCCGTGTCGATTCTTAGCATCCCACGCTGGATGGTGTGTAGTGTACATGACACGTTTACCACCCTGTGCTTTTTTCTTCTTAGTTTCTGATGTCATTACCACAGTTTTGTAATTACAGAATAAAAGTAAGTCGCACCATTCTTTTACAACTGGGGCAGTTTGCGAGCTCGTCTTCTTACCAAGTTTTAATTCGTAGCGATCATAAGCGCCATCTTCATCAGGCTGTTCAAACTTGCGAAGTTGAGAGTGGGCTGTCAATACCACGTTGATACCAATGTCTACTAATTCTTGAAGCTTGTTTAAGAATCTTCCAAATTCTTCTCTGACATACGTGTATCCATTGCCATATCCGAAGTCTTCGATGCCTTTCTTTCCGTGTTGAGCACATACACTCTCGATTGCTAATGATTCAGCCCAATCGATTGTATCGATGACTAATGTGTTACAAACTGTTGGGTTCGCTTTGACGAATGCAATTTGATTCATAAGCATTGTCCATGATGTAGGCTTATCCATACGTGCTACATCCATGTTCGATGTTGAGCCTTCTGTGTCGATGAACAATGGATTCGGGAATTGTGATGCGAATGTTGACTTCCCGATGCCCTCAGTACCGTAAATCACGACACGTTGAGCTCTTGCTTGTTTACCTCTTGTAATATTCATTGTTTACTCCTTTCTTAAAACGACCATTTATTCGTTGGTTCTGTATCTTGGAATGGTGTGACTGTATCAGACACTACATATCCATCTTCGATGATGATTTGGCATTCCTCTCCACTAGACACTCGAGTCGCAATGGCTTGGAGTCCTTCTGATTCTAACCACTTGCCGAATTCGGTCAATGTTGGAATGTCCATTTGTTCAAGCTTGTCTAGAAGTACGAATCCACATTCTGGTTTTAATTTGCGAACAATTGCGGTCGATACTCTCAATTGTTGAGAGCCACTCATGTTGTCCCATTTTTGTCCTTCGAAGACGAGTTCTCCATCTTCCACGGATAGACCAGGCAATGGTAAGTCCGCACTATCGAGTAAGCTTGTGCGTTCGTCTCGAACTTTTTGGATTTCTGCTGAGAGATTGTCATATTGAGATTTGTATTGTTTCGCATCCTCTTCGGCTTTCTCTTTATCAAGATTTGCTCGAACCTTGCGATTGATTTCTTCAATGTTTGCAATCGAGTTTTCAATCTCTTCAGTTGATTCATCCACCAAATCTTCAATGGACTTGTTTGCTTCAACGTAGTCGCCCATGAGCTTATCGTGAACAGCTTCTTCTTGAGCAAGTTGCTCTTTTAACTGCTTCAATCGAGCTTCAGAGAGATGCATTTCATTCACGATATTTTCTCGATTTTGGCGTTTACGAGCGTTCTCACCATTTCTTGCAAGAATCTCTTGTTGTTCGTGAATCAAGTCCGCAATGCTCACCAATTCGTTTGGAGCTTCGGGATATTGAGGTTGTTCCGCTGCGTATTTCTTTTTCTGATCCGCAATTTGACCGATGGTTCTTCGCTCGTTGTATAGCTGCTCTTCTTTACGGTCTAGCTCCCACAACTTCTCACCGACACCGATGATTTGAAGAAGCGTGTTCGCTTTATCCTTCGCACTTGATTCGATGAATTTAGGAAGATTCAAAGCGAGCTCTTCCACGAATGAATCAAGCAATTGTTGACCTGCTTTTTGTCCGCTTGGATCCGTAACTTTCAAATCTGAATTCTTGCCCTTGCGTTCCACGATGAGTCCATTTGACAATTCCACTCTAAGCGTTGGTGGATTCATGGACCCGTCACGAGCTGGTTTGCTTGGTTTGTACTTATTGCCGCCCAATGCCCAAGCAATGGCATCGAGGACACTTGTTTTCCCTTGATTATTATTACCACCGAGAATTGTGAGTCCGTTTGATGTAGGCTCAATCGTGACCGCCTTGACACGCTTCACATTCTCAATTTCTAGTTTGTTGATTTTTACTGTCATCTATTTATCCTCCATCACCGAAAGAAATTTGAATGCTTCTGACATTAGTTCCAAATTCGTATCATCCAATCCAAAAAGTTCTACCATTTTACAGATAGTTTTCAATGAGGCGATAATGTCAAAATCTAAATCTTTATATTGTTTAATCAACTCTAATGTTGAGATAACAAATTCCCTTTCTTTTTTTGTAGTATTAGTATTCATTCGTTTGATTTCTCCTTATTTTATTTTTATAATGTAGTTAGTTAGTTTAGAGAGTCGGTGATTGTTTCATCGACTTTTTTTGTTCCACGAATCCTGAAAGTCAGGCTCTACATATTGCCCACTTCTAATCAAATCAACTTTTGTTTGGTGATTTTCTACCGCCTTTCCGATGAACGACAGTACCATTAAAGAAATTAATAAGAATGCTCCGATACATCCAAATGTGATTCCTAACCATTTCAAATACCAAGCTAAGAATTTCTTGAATGGTACTGTGTTCTTTAATCTTCGTTCTGTTCTCATCGTCTTCTCCTTCCGTCCCATACTCTCTGTATTTCATCAATCATGCTCGCTTGATATTTGTATGNTGTATCTTGAAAGTCAGGCTCCACATATTGCCCACTTCTAATTAGATTCACTTTTGATTCGTGTTGTTCAACCGCCTTTCCTACCAAGAGCACAATGCTCATCATTGCGATAATGATTCCAAATGCTAAAATGTACCATCCTAGCATCCATTTCATGAATGGAATGAATTGTACCCTTGTTTTTCTTCTTTGTTCCGTTCTCATCGTTTTCTCCTTCCGTCCCATATCTTTTGAATTTCATCGATCATGCTCGCTTGATATTTGTATGGGCGTGTATCTGTTCTTCTTGCTGCAACCACTACTGGATGGTTTCTAATCTCGCTTTTGTGCCACGAACTGGAACTTGTTCCAATCGCTTCACATAACTCTTCAGTCGTTATCCACCTTTNATGATTTCTCACATCACTTTTGAGCCACGCGCTGGAACTCGTTCCGATTGCTTCACACAACTCTTCGGTCGTTATCCACCTTTGATTACTTCTTGAGTCAATAAACGGTTTTATTAATCCAACAAATTTTTCTGGGTTTCTTTTTACGACTTCGAAGAATATCGGTTCGTAATAATCAAGCGTTGATTGTTCCATGGTTTAAACTCCTTTCGTTTTTTTAGCGTTGGCATTCGTATCGTCTTCTTTTTCTTAAAAAACATTCCTTATTTATGAAACAAGTGTTATAATATCCTTGCCTACCTCNCTCTGGGTTTCTTTTTACGACTTCGAAGAATATTGGTTCGTAATAATCAAGCGTCGATTGTTCCATAAGTTCCTCCTTTCTGATTGAAAAACAAAAATCCTCGATATGATTTAAATCGTATTTTTAACCTAAAAAAATGTGATTTAATTCAACCTTGTACAATGAACTTAATTGTTGTAGCAAGTTCATAGGAATTTTAGTACTATCTTTTTCGTATTTTGCGATAGTTTGTTGGTGGACTCCTAATTTCTCTGCTACTTCTTTTTGAGTTAAATTCACATTAACTCTCGCGGCTTTTAACGAAATTTGTGTCAAAATACGTTCCTCCTTTCAAAATTAATTAACTTATGAGCCTATAATAATACGATTTAATTCGTATGTCAATAGTTTTGCTATAAAAATTCGATTTTTTTGATATTATTTTATTTACAAATACGATTTAAAACGTTACTATAATATTAGTAAAAAGTAAGGAGGTGCTAGAAATGGCACGAGGAAGAGGAAAATATACTCCTAATGACATCGAAATCATGAAGAGAATATCTATCAATATTAATGAATTACTTAATCGTACTGGAACTAAACAAGTTGAATTATCTAAAAATACTGGGATACCTACAAGCACATTGACTGGATATGTTAAAGGAACATCTATGCCAATTCCAGGTAATGTTCAAAAGATTGCAGATTTCTTTAATGTAGAAAAATCAGCCGTGGACCCTAGATTTGCTCAAAACTCAAACCAAACGAACGCACCAGCGTGGGCATCTAAAGAAGACGCTATCGACATTGAAAAAGCATTAAAATTAAATACAACTGCTATATCTTACGATGGAATTGAATTGACTGAAGAAGAAAAAGAAAAAGTAGACGCAATTATTAGAAGCGTTTTGTGGGATAAATTAAAAGATAAAAAGGAAGGGTAATTATTGGACGTTAAAACTTTAGTAGAAAATCATCACACAGCTGATCCATTTACGATTGCTGATAACTTAAACATTAGTTATTTATATGTTGATTTTCCATCTAGACTAAAAGGGAGAATTATTGTTGCAAACGATGGAGAGCCTATTATTTTATTAAACAACTCATTAGAAAATTCGAATGAGAAATATTTAGTTATGG